ATCTTCTCTGCCTTCAGCTTCATAAGCTCGTCATAGTGACGTTGAGCTTTTGCTACATCCAGCTTCCAGCCAAGGGCCTCTTGCTCTCTGGCACAGTCCATTTTGAACGAGAGGTACTGCACGAAGCGGTCCCGCTCTTGCTCATCCTTATAGAGCCACTGTAGCTGCTGCTGTAGCTCTTTGTAGAGACGAGTATTGATCTTCACGTCTTCCTCACACCGATGACGGTACTCTTCCGGGGTGAGGTTGTTCCAGTCTGCGATCTTGGGCTTAGGTACACCGAAGTCTTCGCCGTAGCCCTCAAGGCCATGACGGGGGCGATCATAGTTAAGATACCAAGACAGAGCCAGCGTATCCACCAGCTTTGCCTTGACCTTGATACCGAGCAGCTTTTCCACTGCGGGGATGTCGAACCGGATGATGTTGTGACCCACCAAGGTCTCAGTCTCGGTGAAGAACTTACGCATGCGGTCGTAGTCATGCGTCCAGTTCAACTCACCTTTGTCCATCCAGCAGAGGACGTGGATTTTGGTAGCCTCTTCAAGTAGGCCATCCGTTTCAATGTCGAATACTGTCATCTTTAACTCCTTCGTAAACTTTCTTTAGGGCCTCTTGATCCGCTAAAATAAAGGGAAGGCTCAACGTCTTTTTCCTGAGAGGATTGTCTGGATGGAGGGCTGAGAACAGAGTGGCGGCTTTCATAGCCCCAAGGTTCATGGATGAAACCAAGAAATTATAAAGGTCTATGTTTACATCATAGAGTTTTTCTAGCGTATCCTCTACAATATGTTGGTTTTCTTCTAACCATATTTGAGCCTCTGTATCAAGCTGTTTTGTTTTACTTACCGCCTCCTTGATAAGTCCACCATCGGTCTTAAAAGAGACATCGTGTGCTTTCCCATGACAATCTGTGCAAAGGGTAATAAGGTTGGCTTCTGTGTCTGGTCCTCCCCTAGAACGAGGAACAATATGATGCCGGTGTAACTCAACATTGGTGGCGTCACAGGCTTGGCAATTGCCTTCCATCACGCAAGCTCCTTCAGGATAAACGTCTTAGCATTAAACCGCAGTCTACCAGACGGACCCACCTCAGCGCAAGGCCTATTCTTCTCTACAGACAAATAGGTGGTGTTACGGTCGTCCTCACTCTCGGCCTCTTTGTCCCGGTGAAGGTTGATGATCACAGAGGCACGTTGAGCGATCATCTTACAATACTTAGGATCACCGTTGTCGTTGGTGTGGGCAATGGTGACGATGCCCACGTTAAGCTCTGCTGCCAGCTTGGACAGACGGACGGACAGGTCAGCAAGGATTTGCTCTTTGCCGTCCTCAGTCAGTCCAGCTACCACGTCTTGGATAGGCTCAAAGAAGATGTACTTACAGCCGCAAGCCTCTCGGAAGAACCTGATCTGCTCGATAAGCTCATCAGCACCTTGACCATCAGGAAGGTAGAACTGATAGAAGTTCTCGTCTTTGGTCAGGTCTACGATAGCCTCTTCGACTAGGGGGGCTGTATCGTCGTCAATCAGGTCTCTGCGGGTGACGTTGCCTCCCATATGGTACGACACCAGCCCGAGCAGGCTACGGAGCTTAGTTTCCTCAAGGTGCCAAGTGGCAAACGGAACCTTCTGCTGCAACAGATTGTATTCAAGGTAGCGCATGACCTCGGTCTTTCCTACGCCGGTAGGTGCCTTGATCACAGTGAAGTGGCCCTGCATCAGCCCCATGATCTTGTCGTCAAGGGCTTGGATGCCGGTGGGTACATACTGGTGTTCAGGGGTATCCCGGTACAGGCTGAGGAACTGGTCACTGGTGTTCAGGATGTTCTCGGGTACGAACTTCTTAGCCCCATACCATGCGTTCTTGAATGCACCGGCCTGCCCCGATTGCAGGAACTCGTTGGCGTCCTTGTACTTGTCGTGAGGTACACGGTACACCTTGTTAGGGAAGAGGTTGGCCATCTTAGCAGCAATGGCATTGCCAGCATCATCGGTGTCCACTGACAGGATGATCTTCTCAAAGCTGTCAAGCCACGCTTTACACTTCTCCCATAGGGCCTTTGACGGGGTAGCCGAAGGCAGGGACACTACAGGGTTAGTGTAGTTGCCCTTGAGCATCTGATAGGCAGACATAGCGTCTAGCTCGCCCTCAGTCACGGTAACGTAACGTGCAGAGCCAGCATTCCAGAGGTTCATGCCGAACAGCTCATCTGAACGAAGGCCATCCTGCGAGAACGACTTGGGCCAGTACCTGATCTTTTTCCCACCGGAGGGGTAGACGTATTCCTGTGCTACAGGACCATCAGCATCCGACTTAGTGCGGACCCCGTAGAACTCCATAGTGGCAGCAGTGATACCACGCATAGGGATGAAGCCACTGTTGTTGGTGAAATTGGTAGGGGGGCGTATATCCTTGGGGATGTAGTTCATAGTATTTTCTCTCGGCTTTAATGGGTACTTATTCAGGGTCTCTTGGTCATACTTAACACCCTTAGCGGGATAAGGGTTGTCACAGCTATGACACTTCCCAACCATCTTCTCTGTGTTGTAGCAGAAAGCATCAGAACTGCTGCACTCAGGGTGAGGACAAGGCTGATGAGGCATCTCAGGCATCACTAGGCTCCTACAAAAACCCGGTTGAATTGATTGTTCACCTTAACAAAGGTGGCACACTTAGGCAAGTCCTTTAGTTGCCTTGCTCCTACATAGGTACAGGCAGACCGTACACCACCAAGGATTTCCTGTATGGTGTCCTTCACTCGGCCTCGGTAAGGGATGCTAACAGACCGGCCCTCAGAGGCCCTGTAGTCCTTGAGGCCACCGGCATGCTTGTCGTTTGCTACAGTGGAACTCATGCCGTAGAAGTGGACCTTACCGTCTTCGGAGACAGTGCCACCGCCTTCGTCATGGCCAGCAAGCATACCACCCAACATCACAAAGTCAGCACCGGCAGCAAAGGCTTTGACTACATCACCGGGACTGGTGCAGCCACCATCAGCAACGATATGACCACCAAGACCGTGAGCAGCATCCCCACACTCTACAACAGCAGATAGTTGAGGGTAGCCTACACCAGTAACAATTCGTGTAGTACAAACACTACCGGGGCCAATACCTACCTTAACAACATCAGCACCATTCAAGATAAGCTCTTGTGTCTGGTCTGCTGTTACTACGTTACCAGCAATAATGATGTTCTTGTTCTTACAGAAGTCTCGGACTTTTCTTACGAATTGTACGAACTTCTCCATGTAGCCGTTGGGAGTATCAATGCAGATAATTGGATACTCTCGGTGTAGTAGCTTGATCTTCTCGAAATCTTCGTCCTGCATTCCCACGGTAAGGGCTACACCCTCATTGCTACAAAGAGCCTGATCAGGGAAGTCAGTCAATGCTTCTACTGAGTAGGTCTTGTTCAACGCCGTCATCATACCTTGTTTGTCCAAGGCTACAGCCATCTCGAAGGTGCCTACACCATCCATGTTAGCAGCGATGATCGGTATGGTATCAAGTCGCAGCTCTGTATGAGGGAACTTGAAGGTTCTAAACAACGCTACTTGTTTCCTTGACTCTAGTGTAGACCGCTTAGGTCGTAGCAGTACATCAGAGTAGTCTAATTTAGTATCTTGTTCTAAGATCACTGTTGGCTCCTGCAACTCTGTAGTATGTTATAGCCACTAATTCGACAAGCACCGGAAGTGCTAATTTAGCTTGGCTAACTTTTTCTGGATAGTGTGTTCTCTAAGCCTCACATTCCGCTCTGACATATTCAGAGCTTTGGCTACCTCAACTTGTGTAAACTCTTCAGGTCCAAACCTCATTTGGAATATCTTAAAGTCTGTCTCTGATAGTCTTTCCTTCATCAGGTTCTCAATCTGTATGAGCCAGATGTAGTTCTCAGTCTCGCCTTGGTAGGCTACTTCGTCCCCTTCTATGATCGTTGTAGAAGCCTCCAGAGCGGTCTTTAGGCTGTTGTAGGTAGTGGAGGTCATATGCTCAGTTGCAGGGGCCTCAGCGCCGCTCCTGATGGCCCTAGCGTTGATCCTAGTTTCAGAAGAGGGGGGTATAGTCAGGGGACCTTGGCGAAGCGAGATAAAATCCCGCATTCGCTTCCGGGCTTCCCATTCTAAAGTAGGGGGGTGGGTATTACCCCGGGCCTCACTTTCGAGGAGGGCTACCACCCCCTCTTGAATGAGATCGGGGGCTATATCTGGGCGCCTGAAACTTTTTGCCAGACGACGACACAGACTTAGTTTTTCTGCTGCGTTCATGGAATGCTCCGAACCTTGTAAAAGTCGTCTACATAATCGCAGAGGTCACTGGCATACATCTGTATGCGACCTGCTGCATCTGAGCTTGGGTGGGTTCTACTCTTGCAGTCATCAAGCATCGCCATAGCGTCGTCAATGATGTCCTTCAGTACATGTTCAATGTCGTCCACGATATTTTCCTTTCTTGATCGAGTTGATGATAGTGAAGCTACTCATTTTCCCACGGTGGGTCAAGCCTCATTTTCCCACGGCGGGGTCATTTTCCCACGGGACCCCCGACCCCTCATTTTCCCACGGTGGGGTCATTTTCCCACGGTGGGGGTCACATTTAGTTCAAATACCTAAAGTATTTGTCTAAAAGTTAGTACAAATTCGATACACTTTTTGAGTGCAACCAAATTTAGCTAAAATACTTTAGGTTTTGAGCGCATGAGTATTTGAGTAAAATACCTAAAGTATTTAGTACAGATTTAATACAGTTTTGATTGGCCCGCAATTATACCATAAAACCCCCCGTTATGTCAACACACAATTTTGCATAGCAGGTATTCCGAAATTAGATATGTCCTGAGCGCATAGGTTAGCTATGCGTCTGGTGCATGTCAAGCAAAAAATGTTTAGCTAAGTTTATCTCAAATTTAATACGCTTATTAAGACAAGTTTGACTAAATCTTTAGCCATATCTTGAGACTAATTTAGCTCAAACTTTAGCTATACTTCGAGATTAGTTTATCTCAAATTGTCTACACTTTTGGTGTGCTGGCATTCGAGCTTCCTATCTTAGATAGAAAATAAAAATCGCCCAGGTTTAGTTTCTTCGTCTATGGCACCCCCTTATCTGCCCTGCCACCACCTTCCGGCTTCATCAAATTGTGATTAAGATATAGCACGCTGAATAAAACCTGTCAACGGCTTTTCTGCATGGCAGGCATGCAATCTTTGCAATGGTCAATCTGTCTGCCTCGTGTACATTAACAATCATTAAACACGCAAACACAAGGACGGCAGACAATGACAGACAAGCAATTAGAAGCAATCGAACAGCGCTTCGAAGTGGCTCATGCAGCAGTAGAAGCAAACAACACACTCACAAACCGCATGCGGTTTGAGCGTATATCTAAAGAGTATCACGCCGCATTGCGTGCAGCCTTCCCCGGTTGATAACCCATTGCGCACCTACTCGGTGCGCTTCTATAAATCGGCGTTCTTTTCGTCTCTCTCCATAGGCGAAACTAGGCGTCGGTTTATACAAGCGCATTCGCTTGGAACACTAGAGAAAGGTTTATTAAAATGAATAGCAACATCGAGACAGCAATCGCTTCAATTCAACAGCTTGGTAAAGAGCTTGCCACGCAACGCAAAGCAAAGCCTAAGATTAAACCCGGCTTTCTAACTGTCTCTCAATATGTACAGCTTGAGGGCTTAAGCCTTAGCGTTGGTGACCGTATTCTTCTCGGTAAAATGCTGAATGCTTACGCCCGTGATTACGGTTACACGGTTATCAAGCGACCCAATAATTCGGCGGTTTACCCGGTAAACCTGTTGCGTGCTGCTCGGCGGGGCATGGCTATATGATTGCGCTGTTAGCATTTTTTGCGCCGCTTGCGGTCAATGCTGTTTTGCCCCCGTTTCAATGCGGGGACAAAGCGCCGGGTTTTTACCTAGTGGAAAGCAGGCCAGTAAACGACAACGGGCGCATTGTGACGGGTTATCATGCCCTGAGTGATCAGGCTGCTAGTGCATGGGGCAAAGTGATTGCCGCTAATCCTGATCAGGACACATTGCAGATGTGGTACTGTTCGGGTGATCCAATGGAGTAATAGACATGTCACTTAAGAAAACTGCAACAATCGAAAACCCGCACGCAACCTTTGAAGGCTATGGGCCTTGGGGGCCTTGTGTGATGCATATCCTCAAAACGTACAAAACGCCTAGTAGCGAATTGAAGGACATTTATGCCCGTTGGATGATAGCCGCTCAAACTGAAGCAACTGGTGGCGGCTATGATATAGGCGACAGATATAAACACGAGTGCTTTAATGAAATTGTGCGTTTTGGCTATGACTGCACGCATGCAAGCGACGCTTTCAAAGCCGCTTATCCAGACCTAGTGAAAGGCGTTTAAGATGACAATACACAAATGGCGGGGCAAGCTGCTTGCTTGTGGTGGTGACGCTAAAACCATTAAAAGCCAAAAGCTGAACACTGAGAGAACCTATGTCACCGGCATAATGTATCTTGCGCCGCACAAGCTTAGCGGTGCCAATGTCTGCCCTATGGCAGAGCAAGCCGGGTGCGTTGACGGGTGCCTCAATTCGGCAGGCATGGGTAAGTTTAGCAACGTGCAGAAAGCACGCATTGCCAAAACCGCTTGGTTCAATCTCGATCCCAAAGGCTTCATTGACGCTTTGGCAAAAGACGTTGACCGCTTTGCAAATTGGGCAATCCGTAAAGGCTTGGTCCCGGTTATCCGGCCCAATGGCACAAGCGATATTCGCTTTGAGCGTTACGGAATTATTGAGCGCTTCCCCGAATTGCAATGGTACGATTACACCAAGCTACACAATCGGAAAGGCTTGCCCGATAATTATTCGCTTACTTGGTCCTATTCCCAGGCGTCAAAGGCTTACAGTGACCGCCTAGGCGATGTAATCAAATCGGGGATTAATGCCGCAGCAGTGTTCCGTGGCAGGCTTCCTGAGGCGTTTAAAGGCGTCCCAGTGATTGACGGTGACAAGCACGACCTGCGCTTTCTCGATCCGCTTGGCGTGATAGTAGGGTTGAAAGCAAAGGGCAAAGCTGTTAGTGATCAATCAGGTTTTGTTATTGATACAGGGGATTTTGCATATGCCTAGCGTTGGCGTTATCTTGCTCTATTTTGTCGCCCTATTGTTGGCGGCTTGGTACTTAATCGCAATTGTAGGGGTTGGCCCATGACAGAAACACAAAAGCCCATATGGAGGCTATGGCTTGGCGATAAGCCTAAATTCACCGGGCATTATTGGGAATGTGTGCATCTCGCCTCATTCTCGCATGAACCATTTAGAATTGAGAAGGTTAAACCATGACAGAACAATACGACAGACGCCACGGTGGTGCTTTTGACCGAGGCAAAGCGGATAACTACTACAGACGGCCATACAAGCCGCACAAGTACGTTGCAGGCACCGGAACAAGCGAAAGAGTCGAAAGCCTCTCAGCAAGCGACCTAGAGGCATATGAGGCAGGCTGGAATTACAACGAACAGAACGGGGACTTCAAAGACTATGGATGAGCAGACACAACAGACCCTCGCTAACCTTGCCGTTGCCAAGCAACACAGAGAAGCGGCAGAGAAAACGGTGGATGCAATGCGACCATTAATCGACGCAATCGTCGAAGAATACAGGCAAGAAATTGCAACAGTAGTTTATGACTTTTCAGGTTATGACGGGAAGCCTATGCCCTAAACAGCTCGCCCGTGTTTCCTGCTTAGAGCTAAGCGCTTGCTTGCTGTTTGCTGGCTTGCGCTTTTCTCTATATGTAGTATTACGGATTTGAATTAAGTACTATATGTTGTGTGCCCTCTCGCTCAGCGAGTGTCAAGCAAAACTTCTACACGTTTTACGATTAGTTGCACTTTTGCCACACTCTTGCGATTATTCTTGCGTGTTGCTCAAATACAACAATGGGACCCTCAGATTTACGACGAATTTTAGGTATTGCAGTGTGTACCCACCCCCATTTGCAACATAAGCTAAAACCTTTGGGGAGGGGGCTAGTAGTGGCACTTATGCAACACTACAGGAATATTTTTGATAAAACAACAAAATACCACTTCCGGTTTTTACTCATTTAGTGGCTATACTATAGTAGAGACTATAGCAAACCAGATTAGATAATACCAAATTTGAT